TAGGTCCAGGCGCTATCATGGCAGGTGTTATTCATCATGCCGCCGTGCTTAACCATGATTTAACTGGCAGTCTGGTTGGAGCAAGCCCTGTAATTACTGGTCAAATGAAAGTCGGAATAATACACGACTTGACGGGGGATTTAGTAGCAGGAAGCCCTGTTATCACAGGCAGATTAAACAATGATACGCAAGGCCCGCCTCAGCAAATAGTTTACATTGTTGGTGGAGACGGAGAGCCGGTTAGAAAGCGCAAACGGATAACCCGCGCAAATGAAGACCTTGACAGGCTTTTTGATGATGTTATACGTGAGTTATTTGGTCTTAATGATGTAGGAGAGCTTGAAGATGTAATAGAATCATTGCCTATTACGTTTGATGTAGACCTGGAGGCAATGACACGTATCGAAGAAATAAAAACACTAATAGCCGCTTATGAGCAATACTTAGATGACGAAGCAGCGGCTGAAATATTATTAATGGGATGAGCGATGCCAACATATACTTACGAATGCGGTGAATGCAAAACAATATTCACAAAGTTTTCCACCATGCGAGAGCATAGAAATAGCGCTGACTGTCAATGTGGTAGCGTTGCCGGTCAAATAATCATATCAGCGCCGATGATGATCATACCGCAGGACTGTTATTATGAGTCACCTATTGACGGCAGACCAATAACCAACAGGAAGCAACGACTTGAAGATATGGCGCGTTCTGGTTGTGTAGAGTATGACCCTGGAATAAGGCAGGACATTGATAGAAATTTGAAAGAAAGCGAAATAAGGTTAGAAAAGGCAATCGATACAACTGTAGAGAAAGAAATTGAATCGATGCCTATTATAAAAAAAGAGCGGTTAGCCAGTGAGCTTGCCGCAGGTTTTGACATTGAAACAGTGAGAGCATAACATGAGCGCAGAAGCAGATTTTGATTTGGATGCAGGTGTCGACACCATTGCCGATGGTTTAGGCTTTAATGATGAGTCAGAACAAGAGCAAGAATTTGAGGATAATGAGTTTGTAGAAGGCGAAGAACAGGAAGAAGGCGAAATTGAAGGCGAAGAACAGCAACTTGAAGCGCAAGCAAGGCAGCCACCGTCATCCTGGTCTAAAGAACAGCATGAAACCTGGGCAAAGATGCCAAAAGAGGCGCAAGATTATGTAGAGTTGCGCGAAAAGCAAATGCTTGATGGTATTGAGCAATACAAGCAAGGGCATCAATACGCTGAATCAGTAAGCCAAGCTTTTGAGCCTTTCAGGGAAATTGTTGAAAGCTTAGGATTGCCTGATGAGCAGATTGTATATAACTTGCTTTCCCATCATGCTGCTTTAACTCAAGGAACACTTGAGCAGCGTCAACAGGCTTTGCTCCAAGTCGGCATGGCAACTGGTATTATACCGCCAGACGGAAAACAGCCGCCACCAGTTAACCCTATTGAGCAAGACCTTAAAAATAGGCTTGATCGTATAGAACAAATGGAGCGGCAGCGCGAGATAGACAAAATTACCCAAACGGTTGAGCAGTTTGCATCAGATCCAAAGAACGAGTATTTTGATGAGCTTTCCGATGATATTGCCAAGTTCTTAAAGATGGGTGACGACTTACAGACTGCATACGATAAAGCGGTTTGGGCAAATCCTATTACTCGCGCAAAGGAAATGGCAAAAACAACGACCGTAACCAATGATCAGTCTAAAAAGATTGAAGCGGCCAAAAAAGCGTCATCTGTTAATATCAAGAGCGCTAAGACATCAAACGCTGCCAGGACAAAAACGCCGGTTGGATCATGGGAAGACACAATGAGAGAGGAGTTAAATAGGCTGAATAAATCTTGACAGCGAACATAAATAGATATAGCCTATCATTATCCAATGGTTGATAGATAAGCTGACAGCCGACAGCTATCAATAACAATCAATTCAAAACGTCATGGCCCCTGACAGGGAAGCCTAAATGTTTGAGTGATTAAGCGCCGAAAGGCATTTTATTATTCAGATTAAAGGGGGCCATATGGCATCACCAAATAGCACATTCGATGCGCTGGTTTCAACCACGTTTCGCAAACACAGAAAAGAAATAAAAGACAACTTAAGCAAGCGTAACGCTTTATTGAAGTACATCATGAAGCGCGGCAACTATCTTAAAGAAGATGGCGGATTGACTATTGCTATGCCGCTGGATTATGCAGAAAACGGCACTTATCAGCGTTATTCCGATTGGGATACGTTAAATATTTCAGCATCCGAAATCATCAGCGCTGCTGAGTTCCAATGGCGGCAGATCGCAATCAACGTTGTTGCTTCTGGCCGTGAATTATTGATTAATTCAGGCGATAGCAAGATTATCAACTTGGCAACATCCAAGATGAAAAACGCTATTCGCACATTCAACAACAATTTTTCAGCAGACTTATATTCTGCCGGAACGTTAAGCAATCAGATTAACGGCTTACAAGCATTAGTTGCTGACACTCCGACCAACACCGTTGGAGGCATTGATGCATCAGCCTGGGCGTTCTGGCAAAACCAAGTATTTGACCTGTCTGTTAACTCAGTCACTATTTCTAGCACAACCATTGAAAACAGCGCTATGTTGCCGCTGTGGTTAGCCTTGGATCGTGGCCCGGATGACTGCCCGGATTTGATTGTTGCTGATAATACCTTTTATTCGTATTTTGAAGGCAGTCAAACCAGCTTGAAGCGCTACATGTCCAGTGAATCAGCAAACGGCGGATTTGTTACGCTGAAATACAAAAATGCTGATGTATTGTTTGACGGTAACAGCGGCATTCCTGCAAATCACATGTATTTCTTGAACACTGAATATTTGAAACTTGTTGTTCATAAAGATGCCGATTTGACAGAGCTCGACGATCAACGCCCGGTTAACCAACATGGCACCGTTAAGCCGTTGGTTTGGATGGGTAACTTAACTTGCTCTAACAGAAATCAGCAAGGTGTAATCATACCGTAAGAATGATTGCAGTATTCTTAACTTAACAGAGGAACAATTATGTTTGCACCAATAACCCCTTATGCTGGCTCACAACCTTTCAATGATTGGTTTGCGCCGGATACAACCCAGCGTCACGCGTTGGGTTTAACTCTTAATGCCGTAGACCCATTCTGGGGGCATGGAAAGTTTATGTATGTCGAATCCGATGATGCGATCTTAAAAGGATCACTGGTAGCATGGGACGAAACGTACAAAGGCGTTCTTTTGCCTTCTGCCGTTACTCAAGGCTTTCCGTTTGGCGTTGCGATGGCTCCTATGGCCGATGGAACGTTTGGCTGGATTCAGCTTGAAGGTCGCGCGGTCTACAAAACAAACGCCACTGTTGCCGCCGATGGTGTTGTTGCTGTTGCAGCCGCTGGTATTCTTGGCGCTACCGCAACCGGCAAGCAATTGCTTGGTATTCGTAACCGAGTTGCAGCAACCGGAACCAAAACCGTTACAGGAACCACAAAAAATGGCTCTTATGTCCTTAAAACTGCCGGTTATGACGGATTGTTTTTAGGCATGGCGCTGTCTGGAACTGGAATTCCTGCTTCAACCGTAGTAGCTAAGCTTTCATCTGATGGTAAAACCATTTTTATGGGATCAGCCATTGGCACAGTTGGCGATAAACTGGCGACAGCAGACGGTACAGTAACAGTAACCGGCACCTATACGGGCTATGGATCAGGAATGATCAATAATCCACATTGCCATCAAATCGTAACCTAAACGCTCAGCACCTTAAGCGCCCTTCTGGGCGCTCTTTTTGCTGATACAAACCTAAAAATAATTATGTCCAGTGTATTTGAGCTAATAAACAAAGAAGAAATGAAGCCGTTTGTTCGTTTTGAACGGGTGGCTTTTGAAGATAAACAAGCATCGTTGCAGGCGGGTCATTATGTCGCGCAGGATATTGACATGGCTTATGTGACACCGCCTTATAGCAAGGATGTTATGAAATACAAGGTTAAGTCATGGATGACTCAGTTGCAGCAAGATTTAACAAACAACCGTATCTCTAAGCAATGGGTTGATGAATACAAAAAAGCGTATGAGTATTGGTTAAAGGGGCAAGAATTGCCGGTAGATGGGATACCCATTAAAGGATGGGGCGTTATTAGCCCAGCACAGCAAGAAACCTTAACCCGTATGCATATTTTAACGGTCGAGCAATTAGCCGCGGTTAATGATGAAGGAATGCGAAGAATTGGTATCGGTGCCGTTGACATGAAAACAAAGGCGGCAACATGGCTTAAGTCTCTTAAAAAGTCAGGAGCCGTAACTATAGAAATGGCTGAACTTAAGGCTGAAAACACGCGATTACAAACTAATATCACAGCGCTTGAGGCAAGACTAAACCAACTTCAGGAAAGCATTAAGATTGTAAAAATGCCGACTGTAACTTATGAAGAAAACGAAATAAGCGCCGATGACATTATTGGAACTGATTAAAAAGCAATCTATCCGTTCGGGCTTAGGCAGCATTCCATCTGTTTTAGGCTCTACTGATAATCGCATTCTTCAGCTTTTGGCTTTGCTTGATGAGGAAGGCCAAGACCTTATCCAGCGGCATACATGGCAGGGATTAACGCAAGAAGCTGTGTTTGTCACAACGGCAACAGAGAGTCAGGGCAAGCTAACAACTTTAGCCCCTGGCTTTCGTTTTATTAAAAATAGAACGATATGGGACAGAACAGACCAATTGCCTGTTATTGGCCCTATATCCGGCCAAGACTGGCAGTCATTAAAGGCGCGTACTAATACCGGGCCACGGTATCAATATCGTATACGTGGCGATGAACTGTTAAGCAATCCTATAGCGGCGGCAGGTCATACATGGGCTTTTGAGTATCACTCTAACAATTGGATTCTTGACCCTGATGGAGTAACCAGAAAGTCAGAATTCACCAACGATAACGATACATTTCTATTGCCTGAAAATGTTTTATTGCTTGGCTTACGTTGGCGTTGGCTGGCCGAAAAAGGCTTGAATTATTCTGAAGTGTTTAATATGTACGAATCTCAACTCATGGATACTATGGGCAGAGATGGCGGTAAGCCGGTTTTATATTCAGACGATAACATGATGAATATTAAGCCTGGCATTTATGTTCCAGAGGGCAACTGGACGCCATGAGACGCCCAGCGCAAACGAAAACCGGCAACAGAAGGAGCCAGATTAGCGGCATGAAAACCGTCCCAGCTCCGGTTGGCGGCTGGAACGCATTAGACCCGTTAGCCGACATGGCAGAAACGGACGCGGTTATTATGGATAATTGGTTTCCTAAACCGTCTTATTGTGAAATAAGAGGCGGCAGCGCCGAACATGCTACAGGCATGACAGGAAACGGAAAAACGCTAATGGTTCATAACGGCTTAAACGGTACAAATAAGCTTTTATGCACCACTTCAAATGGCGCTTATAATGTTTCAAGCGCTGGCGCTGTTGGTGCTTCAGGGTTGGCAAGAACTAACGGTAGGCATCAATGGACAATGTTTGGAGACGGTACTAACCAATGGCTGATTGCAGTCAATGGTGTAGATAAGCCGCTTTATTTTGATGGGATAAATTATATTGCAGTTGATGGGGCCACAAGCCCAGCATTAACAGGATTAACGACCACAAGTCTAGTTAATCTTTGCATATTTAAAGGCCGGTTGATATTCATTCAGAATGATTCTATGGCGTTTTGGTATTTATCGGCTGGCGTTGCCGGTGGTGCATTAACCAAGTTTGATTTGTCAGGTGTCGCGCAAAAAGGCGGCTATATTATGGCTGCCGGATCATGGACACTTGATAGCGGTGCCGGGCCGGACGACAGGATTGTTTTTATTACATCAGAAGGCGAGTTGATTGTATATCAAGGCACCGACCCATCAAGCGCTAATACGTGGTCATTGGTTGGCGTTTTTGTTACAGGTAAGCCATTAGGCCGAAAATGTATATTAAAGCAAGGAGCAGACTTAATTATATTGACTCAAAACGGCGCATTTCAAATTAATACGGTTGTTCAGGCAACAGGTGCAAATTATAGTGATGCATTAAGCCGCAAGATTGAAAATGTATTCAATGAATCAGCGAGTTCTTACGGTTCTAATTATGGCTGGAAAGCCGTTGTACTGCCTAACAAGTCGGCCGCAATAGTTAATGTCCCCATTGCTGAGGAAGGCATCCATTATCAATATGTAATGAACACGATTACCAAATCCTGGTGCCGGTTTACCGGTTGGAATGGTGATGATTTTGAAGTGTTTAATAATGAGCTTTATTTTTGCCAGGGAACTAGTGTTATCAAAGCATGGACAGGCAGAGGCGATCAGGGGCAGAACATCAGTGCTATTGCAAAAACAGCATTTAGTCATTTTAGAAACAAAGGCGCATTAAAAAAGATTAACCTGCTTAGGCCAATGCTATCTGCCAATGGCGCATTAACTTATTTGGCTGATGTAGATGTTGATTTTGACGATGACATTATTAAAGGGATTACTTATTCGTCACCCGCATTCGGCCCGACATGGGGTAGTGCAATTTGGGGGCAGTCGACCTGGGGCTCATCTGGTGGTCACATTATCAGGGATTGGCTTAGCATTAATTCGTTTCCTGGTCTGTACATATCAGGCAAATTAAAAGTAGAAACAAATACATTAAATGTTAAATGGTATTCATATGATTATGTCTACGAAGCTGGCGGCATCTTATAAAATAATAGATAAGGAGCAAGAACGCTGTGCTGAATTTATGGAATCTAACACAGATGGAAAGCTTGGCGGTTCAGCGGCATTTGTTGGATTAGAGCATAACGGGGAATTGATAGCTTGTGTTGGTTATGATAGATATATGAAAAAACGGTCAATTCACATGCATATTTTTAAACTGCCTGGAGCGCGATTAATCAGAGAATATTTATGGTTTATATTTTATTACCCATTTATTCAGCTTAATGTCAATTGCGTGATGGGATTTGTTGAAAATGGCTCACAGGCCGAGCTGGTGGCGGTTCATGCCGGTTTTGAACGTCGATGTAAAATAGAGGAAACGGGATTGAATCTCATGGTATTAAACAAACATAATTGCAGGTATTTATAAATGGGCGGATCAGACGCACCAGCACCACCAGATTATGTTGGTGCAGCAAAAGCACAAGGGCAATCGAATCTTGAAGCCGCTATTGCATCAGGGCATATTAACAACCCTAATGTAGTTAATCCTTATGGAACGCAGACGGTTTCATGGAAAGGACAGAACCCTACTATTGTTCAAACGTTAAGTCCGTCTCAGCAAGCATTATTCGACAGAACTAATACGGCCAAAGGATCGTTAGCCAATGCCGGTGTAGCAGGAGCCAGAAACGTTCAAACTAGCCTATCAAATCCATTAAGCTTTAATGGCTTACCTAATGCTCCTGAAAGTTCAGGACAGCGCCGTGAAGATGTTATTAAGTCAATGATGAGCCGTGTCGACCAGGACACACAAGGACAAAGGCAGTCTAAAAATTCCGAACTTATTGCGGCAGGTATAAGGCCTGGAACAGCGGCTTATGATAATGCAATGGGCTTAATTGACCGTCAATATAATGACGCACGTCAACAAGCGATTACAGCCGGTGGAGCAGAAGCAAGCCGAGATTATGGTATGGATTTGCAAACGCGCAATCAGGCTATATTCGAGCAGTTACAACAGCGCCAAGTTCCTCTTAATGAGATTAATGCTCTATTGTCTGGATCGCAGGTATCAAGCCCGTTTGCTGGTAACTTGGGTTATCAAGCTGGCGCTAATGTACAAGCGGCACCGACATTTGGCGCTACACAGGCGCAAGGGCAAGCACAGCAAAATCAGTATAACCAACAGCAAGCGCAATATAACGGAAATATCAATGCGGGTGCTGGCTTAATAGGATCATTAGGAAGTGCGTATTTAGGCAGATAAGATGAAGCAAAACTACGGCACCAATCAAGTAAACTGGGGTCAATGGCAGTCAATGCCGGACTACCGGGAAGGATGGAAGGATAAAAATAAATCGTCCATTGTAGGGCTTATTAGGTCGTTAGATTTGACGCAAAAAATACCAGGGATAGGCGAAGTATCGAAAACCGTACATGAGGGCGAAGATAGGGTATTAAGTGGTGTTAACCGCGTATTAGCACCTATCTTAAGCTTTGAAAGCGAGACTGGCGGACAGGCTGACCCGATACGGCAAACGCTCAGCAAGGTATCACCTGAAACGCATAAACGGTATCAAGATTGGTGGAACAATCACGGCGGCGATATTGCGGCAGTAGCGGCATTAACCTATTTGACGGCAGGTGCAGGAACAGCGGCAGCGACTAGCGGAGGCGGCGGGGCAGCAACAGGCGCAACGGCGGCACCAGCAGCAAGCGGCGGCGCAACTGCATCGGGCGGCTTAGCCGGATCAACGGCGGCGGCTACTCAAGCTATTACCCCGTCATTGGCAAGTTTAGGAGCAGGCACGGCGGCCCCTGCTTCAGTTGGTTCGGTAACAGGCGGCGGCTTAGCCAGCGCTGCCGCTCCTGGAACACTTGGCGCAGCTGGAACCAGCGCGGCGATTAATGCGCTAACCCCGGCATTTGCAACGTTTGGAGCCACAACGCCGTCGACAGCTTCATCTATTTATAATGCCGCAAAACAAGGCAATGCTTATCGATCAAATATAAGCAAACTGCAAAGTACCGATACAGGCCCAACGGAAGAACAAAGAAGCCGAGGAATGGCGGAAAGCTTGGCACAGCAAATATTAAAAAGCGGCGAGCGCAAACCGGAAGATTACAAAATTAAGCGCATGGCAAATAATATCATGATGAACAGATTTAATAAGCGGGGCTTCTAATGGCAATAACAGCAGATCAATATCAAAGCGAAGCAAGCGCAATTAAAAGACGTAAAGCCATTGCACAAATGTTAATGCAGCAAGGGCAAGAGCCATTACAAACAAATCAAGTTGCTGGCGGTTATGTTGTGCCTGTATCTCCATTGAGTGCAGTTGCCAAAATAGCCCAGCAGTTAAGCGGTGCTTATATTGGGCGAAAAGCAGATGATAAGGCAACAAAATTAGCACAAAGCAAACGCCAAGCAGGAGCCGAGGCAACACAGGCTTATTTGCAAAATCCAGATAGAAAATCCGCTGCAATATCGCTTATTTCCAATGAACTTGCACCAGCAGAATTAAAGAGCGCGGCAAGTAGTGAGTTTACGGCGCTTAATAAGATAAAAACAGGTCGGGAAGGTGTGCCTTCTGGTTTTGAAAAAACAGATGCCGGAATTAAGCCTATGCCGGTCGAAGGCTATGGTGATTACGCGCAATTCTTGCTTGATCAGTCTGGAGCTAAGAAGCAGCAGCCGGGATACCTTGAGGATGAAAAATTTAAGTTATCCTTAGAAGATCAGGCTTTACAAAGAGCGGCCGCAGCGAGGGCAGATGCACAGCTTGGTTTGTCCATGCAATCAGCACAACGCGACGCCGAGCGTTTAAGAATGGCAGAGGAAGAAAGAAGCAAGCCAAAACCAGCTTCCGAATTCCAGCAATTCACAATGCAGCAAAAGCAAGAAAAGAAGCTTAATGATATTAACGATGCCGTTTCTAATATTGATGACACTATTTCAGATTTT